TGATGATAGGCGGTGTCAACTACAAAGGCCATCGCCTTGCTTGGCTGTACATGACCGGGTGTTGGCCTCTCGACGAGGTGGACCACGTAAACCAAGAAAAGAGCGATGACAGGTGGATCAACCTGCGTGCTGTGACGCACAAGCAAAACGCGCAGAACACACCTGTTCACCGGCACAGTAAAACCCAAGTCAAAGGTGTCCACTTCGATGCACGGAGAAAACGCTATCACGCGTACATCGATCATGCGGGCAAACGAGAGCACTTAGGCCGCTTCATCCACCTATCCGAAGCAGAACAAGCACGCAAACAGGCCGAAGACAGAGTCTTCACGCACCATCGTAGCCACACATGAAAGACTGGTCACTAGTCACTACCGTCGTTCTTGGCGCCGGCCCGAGCCTAACGGACGAACAGGTACTGCACGTACGAAATGCAGATTTTGTGAGGGTCATCACGGTCAATGTTTCCTACCAAAAAGCACCTTGGGCGGATGTGTTTTATGGCGGGGACTACCTTTTCTACAAGGTCCATTACGCGCGCATGAAAGCAGTAGCTTTTAAGCATGTTGAAATGTGGACGCAGGACAACGCTGCGGCCGAGCGCTGGCAGATCAACCGCATCCGCGGCGTGAACCGCGAAGGGCTTGGCCACAGTGACATCCACATGGGCGGCAACTCAGGCTACCAGGCCATCAACCTGGCCTTCCTGTGGGGTTGCAAGCGCATCCTGCTGCTGGGCATGGACATGCGGCTTGGCCCGCACGGCGAGAAGCACTGGCACGGCGACCACGAAGAGCCGCTGGTGCAGCGACAGACCTTCGACCAGTGGCTGCTGCGCTTCGAGAAGATGGCTATCGACCTGAAGGCCGTCGGCGTGTCGGTCGTGAACTGCACACCGGGGAGCGCGTTGACGTGCTTCCCGATGTCGGACATCGGTGAGGAGATGAGATGACCAAAGAGGAAGTCGCGATCTACGAGATCGTCAACTCACCGCTGCGACCGCTGTTCAACGTCGCGTGGACGCAAGCCTTCTTCGGGTGGCTGTTCGCGATGCGTGTCAACGCGAAGTGGGACCGATACCAGGCGTTTCTGAAGAGGAACCCGCAGTGAAACTCGCTGTCCTCAACATCCGCAAAGAGCCGTACTATCGGCGCGAAGCTTTCGAGCTGGGGCTGAAGAAGCTCGGCTACACGCTGATCCCTCAGCCGCCGGCGCGGCCCGAACTCAGCCGCGAGATGCTGCTGATCTCGTGGAATCTCAAGCGCGGCGCCGAAGAAGAGGCAGCGCGCGACTGGGAGCGCCGCGGCGGCACGGCCATTGTGGTCGAGAACGGCTACCTGCAGAAGAAAGACAAGACCTACTACGCCATCAGCACGCATGGCCACAACGGCTCGGGCTGGTTCCCGGTGGGCGACGAGGATCGCTTCACGCCGCTGGGCTTTGAGTTGAAGCCTCGCCGTCGACCAGGCACGGGCACCGAGATCCTGGTGCGCGGCCAGCGTGGCATCGGCTCGAGCATCATGGCCAGCCCACCGCAGTGGGGCGAGAAGATGACCGAGAAGTTACGCTCGCACGGGCACAGAGTCAGATTCATCCCCCATCCCGGCAACTTCGCGCCACGCGTGCCTGAAGACGAAGATCTGAAGAACGCAGAAGTACTCTACATCTGGTGCAGCGCGATGGGCGTGCGTGCGCTTGTCGAGGGCGTGCCGGTGAAGCATCACGCTCCGCACTGGGTGTGCGAGGACAGCGAGGTCAGCCGCGAAGATGCTTTGCAGCGCATGGCGCACGGTCAGTGGCACTTTGAGGAGATCGCCACCGGCGAGCCGTTCGCACGCATGACCGCTGAAGGGTGGGGGCCGACATGGCCCTGACCCTCTACCCAGTAGCCGGCAAGCTGAAGTCGGTCGTCATCTGCGAAGCGTTCGCTGCCGGTGCGCCGAAGAGCGCCGAGGGTGACGTGTTCTTCGGCGTCAACGACAGCAACGTAGCGGCCTACCGGCGCGCTCGCAAAGAGGGTCGCGACTGGTACTACGTCGACAACGCATACATCGACAAGTGGCGCGGCACGTACTTCCGAGCCACGAAGAACGCGTTGCAGGTCAACACGCAAGGCAAGGTGTCGGACGGCAAGCGTTTCGCAGCGCTGGGCGTGCCTGTCAAGCCGTGGCGCGAGGTGATGGGTCGCGAGATCCTGCTCTGCCCCCAATCCGACTCGTTCATGCGCACGGCCACGGTAGGGTACCGCGGCAGCTGGACCGACAACACGCTGACGTTGCTGGAAGGCTTCCAGTGCCGGCTGCCCATCCGTGTGCGCCACTGGAACCCCGACAAGGTCAAAGTAAGCGTGGCGCTGCTGGATGAACTGCCGAAGCTGCATCTGCTGGTCACCTACTCTTCGGCCTCGGCCATCACTGCCCTGCTCGAGGGTGTGCCTGCCATAAGTCAAGCGGGTGCTGCGCACCAATTGACAGGTGACTTGACACGTGAAAGCGTGGAGAATCCACCCAGGCCCGAAGGGCGCGAGCAGTTCGCCAATGTACTGGCGGATAACCAATTCACCCTTGAAGAATTCAAGCGAGGCGTAGCGTGGCGGCATCTCAACCCGTGAAGGCCGGCTGGTTTCACACCCCCGGCCGGCCCGGCGATCGGCACCTCGACGAGCAACTGACCGGACTCTATCCACTGCTCGCGTACTGCTATGGCAAGTCTGTTCTCGACGTGGGGTGCGCTGAGGGGTTGATCTCTCACGAGCTCGCGCGACGCGGTGCTCTCGCTGTCCATGGCTTGGAGATCGTGCCGGGCCACGTTGACGTGGCCAACACCTTGCGTGGTGATCTCCCCTGCACCTTTGAGGTGGCAGACGCCAACGACTACGCCCCGGCGCGTTCGTATGACATCGTGGTCATGCTGGCGCTGCTGCACAAGTTGCGTGACCCAAGTGCGGCATGCAGACGCTTCGCTTCCGTTGCGCGGTCGATGGTGGTCTTGCGGCTTCCTCCTGTCGGCGCCCCTTTCATCGTTGACCCGCGTTCCAACAATCAGGTTCACGACATCGAAGCAGTCATGCAAGACGTTGGCTTCAAGCGCATGAGCGTCGGTTGTGGCCACCTCAACGAATGGGTTGGCACGTACCGGAGAAAAGTGTGAGTGAAGATCTGCTGCCGCTATACCGCCAGATGGCGGCCGAGGGCGCGAACTTCATGGGCTTGTCGATCCTTCAGCACGCTGGAGTCATCGGCACACTCGTCAAGCGGCACGGCGCCCGCAAACTGCTCGACTACGGTTGCGGCCGGGGCGACGCCTATCGCGAGCCACACTTCCTGCATCGCCAGTGGAAGCTGCGGTGGTTCGATGTGGCGTTGTACGACCCAGCGTTTCCCGAGCACGATGAAGTGCCGTATGGCCAGTACGACGGCGTGCTGTGCAGCGATGTGCTCGAGCACGTCTACGAGGATGAAGTCGACGCGTTGATCGCAGCCCTCTTCAAGCACGCCAAGGTGTTCGTCTGGGCTTCGGTGTGTTGCCGGGAAGCGAAGAAGTTCTTCCCTGACGGAGTGACGAACTTGCACGTCACGGTGAAACCCATGGACTGGTGGCGAGAGAAGTTCCAAGAACACTCGTTGAAGAACCCTGAACTGGCTGTGTACTTGACGGAGACACCGTAATGGGGATCGGTGACGCACTCATGGCAGCCGGCGAAGCGCGCCTGCTGCACGAGCAGCAGAAGCTGCCGGTGCTCATCGTCGGCATTGATGGGCGCCCGCGCTGGTCCGAGGTGTACGAGGGCAACCCCTACCTAATCAAGTGGCATCAACGCGCTCGCAGACACATCAGGATGGTCAACGGCCCGAACGCACGTCCATACATCGCCAGTAAGACCGACACGAAGTGGACGTGGAAGCCCTACCAACCCAAGCCGGCCGAGGTGTTCCTGACGGCTGAAGAGAAGGCTTTCGCCGAGCCGTACCGTGGCCTGATCATGGTCGAGCCCAACGGCAAGGCCATCGGCCACAACAACAAGTTGTGGTTGTGGGACCGGTGGCTGCAACTGGTTGAAGAGTCAACCCTCCAGTTCGTTCAATGCCTGCCGCACGAAGGCTACAGACCCTTGCCGGTTTTCAAGCATGTTCTCACCCCAACCTTCCGGCACGCCATGGCCGTGCTATCGGTCGCCAGGGCCTTCGTGGGCATCGAGGGTGGCCTCATGCATGCCGCGGCTGCGCTGGGCACACCTAGCGTCATCCTGTGGTCCGAGTTCATCAGCCCTGAGATCACCGGCTACCCGCAGTTCAAGAACCTACGACACGCCGGCAAGCCCTGCGGCATGCGCGTGGACTGCGTTGGCTGCTGCAAGTCGATGGAAGCGATCACCATTGCTGAGGTGGCGCAAGCACTGAAGGAGGTTCTGTGAAGCAAGTACACGGCTGGTGGTTTCCGAGCCACGAACTGCACCTACCGGTGTGGATGGACCACCCGAAGAACAAACTGATCTTGTACGGCCGACAGGCGTACCAAGGCAAGAAACAACTCGCTGCCCTCAAGTACGTCAAGCAGCACCGCGTTGCGATCGATGTCGGCGGCCACATCGGCTTGTGGTCGTACAACCTGGCGCACGAGTTCGCGGCCGTCATCGCGTTCGAGCCGGTGGCCGAGCACCGTGCGTGCTTCGAAAAGAACCTGCAAGGCGCCGGCCAGCACGTCTTCTTGAAAGCAATGGCACTCGGCGCCGAAGCGGGCAGCGTGTCGATCGCGACCGAGCAAGGCAGCAGCGGCAACTCCACGGTGAAAGGCAAGGGCGACATCCCGATGGTCACGCTCGACAGTCTTCAGATCCACGATGTCGACTTCATCAAGCTCGACTGCGAGGGCTACGAGGAGAACGTGCTGCGTGGCGCCGTCGAGACGATCGAAGCCTTTCGGCCCGTCATCATCGTGGAGCAGAAGCGTGACATGGCCTCGCGCTTCGGTTTGCCGATCCTCGGCGCGGTGGACTTCCTCAAGACACTGGGGTACAAAGTCGCCGAAGAGATCAGTGGAGACTATATTTGCGTGCCGACATGACGCTAAAAATCTACATCGGGTATGACCCCCGCGAGCACGAAGCCAGCGTTGCCGCAGTCAAGTCGCTGAACAAGGTCACGCGTGGCGAGATCGAAGCCGAGTTCCTGTGTCTGCCTCGGCTGTATGCCTCCGGCTTGCTGACACGCATCCGCGATGAGCGTGGTGGCCAGGACTACGATCTCGTCTCCAACGCGCACTACAGCACGCGCTTCAACATCAGCCGCTTCTTGACTCCAATCTTGTGCCAGCAGGGCTTCGCCCTCTTCACAGACTGTGACATCATCTTCATGCGCGATCCACGCGAGATGTTGGATGAGATCCAGCACAAGCACGCCATCAACGTCGTGCAGCACGCGCACAGGCCCACGCGCATGGTCAAGATGATGGGTCAGTCGCAGGTCGCTTACGAGCGCAAGAACTGGTCGAGCGTGATGCTCTTCAACTGCGACCACTCAGCCAACCGTCGTCTGACCCTCTGGGACGTGAATCACCGGCCGCGTGAGTCGCTGCACACGTTCTACTGGCTGAACGACAGCGAGATCGGCGAGCTCAACCCAGCGTGGAACTGGCTTGTCAACGAGCAGCCCAAGCCCGACAATCTCGGAATCGCGCACTTCACCAACGGCGGCCCTTTCAACGAGGACTGGCCCGGTGCCGAGCACGACGATCTGTGGCTCAAAGCAAGGGGTTGATCATGGCGAAGAACTGGATTGCCGGCGCGATCAAACGGCCTGGCGCACTGCACCGCGCGCTGGGTGTGCCGGAGGGCAAGAAGATCCCCGCCGGCAAAGTAGCCGCGGCGGCCAAGGCACCCGGCAAGCTGGGCAAGGAAGCCCGCCTGGCACAGACTCTAGGCAAGATGCGCAAGAAGTGATGTGGGTCTTGCTCGTGCTCGCGTTGGGTCAGGTGGTCATGTACCCCACGCAGTTCAACTCAGAGCACGAGTGTCTTCAGGCGGGCGCCCAGATCGACAGAAGCCCAGCCGACGTGCGTTGGGCCTGCAAGCGTTACCTCTAGCGCGGCCAGGCGTTCACAGTCTGGTCGTGCCGATCGGCGCACTCGTTATAGTCCAGCACGACACTGCGCGCCCAGCGCAACATGCTCGCACCATCCTTACCGGCTGGGCGTTGAAGCGGCGGGCACGGCTGACGTAGGCTTGCTGCCAGCTCTGGCGTCGATGTCACTGGTGAGGATGCGCAAGCCGTCATCATCAAGGCACTCGTTGCGGTACACAGGCTTCTCCACCACACGGTCAACCTCCTTGACGACGATACGTTCACGCATCCTGGCTGCAGCCTTGCTGTCCTCGTGCGCGCTCGCCGCGGTGTTGACACGTGCCCGGCTGAGCCTGTCAGCTTCGGCTTGAGCTTCGATGCGGGCCCTGTCGTCCGAGTCCGCTTTCCACGAGCGCGTCTTCCACCCACCGCCAAAGCCTACCGCCAAGGCGGCGAGAAACACCGCAGCGTAGACGTACATCAGCCGCCGCTGACTTTGTTCTTGAACTCCTGCAGCTTGGCTTGCGCGGCCTCGCCATAGCGCGTGCCAACGGCGTCGAGCAGTGCGGCTTCATTCGGCCACTTCTTCTCGACGTACTTGCGCAGCACGTAGCCGACGGCCACACCCAACGCCAGCACGAACAAGCCCTTGAGCGAGAAGAGCGCGCTGAGCAGCGCCGTGATGATTCCGAGTTCCATTGTCATCTCCTAGAGTGCGCCGCAGCGCGTTACGAAAACTTTCGGTAAGCAGATGCTAGTTTAACGTCGTACCGGTTCTGTGCATAGCCCGGCCCGTTGTATAGCCGAGCGAAGTCCGCCCAGCGGTGCTCGCGCAGTTCGTCGGCCAGGCCGCGGTGCTCGATGAACTCGACGAACGCCGCAAGGTGCTCATGCTCCCCGAGTGACAGCGAGTGCACGAACTCGTCGACACTGGCAAAGCCACACATCGGGAAGTTAAAGCCCATGATCTGGAACTTACCGAAGCTGGTCGACATCAGCGCGGCCACGGGGTCGAGATCCACCGCGGCCTTCAGCCGGCAGTGCTCGGCGAACTGATCCTTACCATAATGGACGCGCGTCCACACTGGGTAACTCAGTGTCGGGTGTGCCACATCGAAACGGCCCTGCGTGTACTTGTGGAAGATGTGCCCCTCGAAGAGGATCTTCAGCGAGTCGTCAGCATTGAAACCCCCGCCGGCTGATTCCACCTCGGCCACCGCTTTGATGGCCGCCACGTCGCAGCCGAGCGCGCCAGCCGCTTCTTCAAAGTCCGATTCGACGAGGGTAGGCTTCATTGA